TAAGCTAATTATTTGGTCGTAATGCACCAGATACTCAGGTCGTTCGTGTTCTTCAATAAGGTGATGGTTTTCTTCCAACGCCTCAAGCGCCATGCGTAATGCTTCTTGTGTCATATTCAGTACCTGTACTTAGGGGCACACGTCACGTCAGCCACGACGTCAGCGGTGTAGTTGTTGATCTTGCGTTTGCCAAACACCATCACCGCCCGCAGGCCAGAGCTTTCACACTCTTGCACAGCCAAGATGACTTCGTTGCGGCTCATGGCCTGGATGTTCTTGTCCAACACCATCTTCTGCTCGGCGGTGCCGTTGCTGTCAAACATGGGGGCGCTGCCAGCGCACCCACTCATCAATAAAAGTAAAAGGTATCTCATGGCTGTCTAGCCTCCTGTAAAAGTTCAATACGTTCACGCGACGCCCGTAGCGTGGTGTAGCGTTGGTGCAGTCGCTCCAGCACCACCACACGTCTGGCGTTCGCCCGCTCATGGTTCAGCATCTCCAAGACCTTTTGTTCGTCAAAGGTCTTGAGTTCTTCATTTAATTTTCGCCAAGTAAGTTGCAACTTTGTCCTCCAGTTTTTTAGTTAGCGCCATGCTCTTGCTCAACTTGCGCCAAGCAGCATTAAAGTCGCGTTGATAAATTTTTTGAATAGACTTCTCAGCCTTTAGCTGGGTCTTCCAGTTGTTCAGACGTACACTCATTTCAACTCCTCCATTGCAATATCCGCTATGGCGCGTTTGTCGTGCAACGCGCCCCAAATTTTTTCATCTACAGTTTTGTTGGTTAGCATGACGTAGCACCAGACGTCGTGCTTTTGTCCTGATCGGTGCAGACGTCCAATGGTCTGTTCGTACAATTCCAACGACCAAGGCAGGGACAGGAAAATGATTTTGCACCCGCCAAATTGAAGGTTGAGCCCGTGGCCAGCGGACTTCGGGTGCACCAGTAAGAGTTCAACTCGCCCTTCGTTCCAGCGTTGAATGGCTTCTTTGTCGTCAAGGGTTTGGGCGTGGGGGTAGCGGCGTTTAAGCTCTGCCAACTCCTCCTGATACGTGTAAGCAATGATCGTATTTGCTCTCTGATTCTCATTCAGTAACTCCTCAAGTCGATCAAATTTGTGCGAGCTAAACCACACTGGCGTCTGTGTGACAATGAACTTACCAGGTATATCGGAGGCTTCTTTGCGTGTGTCGTACACAAACCCGCTGGCCATCTGTTGCAACTTGCCGGTGACGACGCCCGCGTTGATGGCAGTGACGTCCAGCGCCTGAAAATCTTTCTTCATTTTCTCGTAAGGCTTGCGGTCGTCCAGATCGCACCGCACTTCGATCACATGAAGCGGCGGCAGCTTGTCGGCGTACTCGCCAGCTTCCAACACATAGGTGGCCGGTTTGATGCGCTCCATGACCTTGGCCAAGGCACCCACACGCGGTGCCCACTCGCCGAACTCCTTGTTGATCAACACAAAGTATTGCTGCATGAACGCGCCTTTGGAACGACCGAGCAACGACTGGTCAACGATCTTGCACTGGCCAAACACGTCTTCCAAGCCGTTGCTGGTGAAGGAGCCCGTCAAACCCCAACGAACGCGCATGGGCTCCAGCACCTTCAGCAACGCTTTGAAGCGTGTGCCTGACGGGTTCTTCAAGCGTGTCAGTTCGTCAAACACAATGGCGTCAAAGTCCAACGCCTGCTCGGCCAGCCATTGGATGTTGTCGTAATTGCTCACTACGATCTGCGCCTTGGAACGCAACGCTGCGCCTCGCTCCTTGGGTGTGCCGACCGCCACGGCCAGCGGTACGTCAGATGCCCACTTGGGTTGCTCGACTGGCCACACGTCGGTACAGACGCGCTTGGGTGCAAGGACAAGGAACCGCTTGACCACGCCGTTGGCCAGCATGTCTTGCATGGCCGTCAAGGTGATGGCCGTCTTGCCAGCGCCGACAGGTGCCAAGATCATGGCTCGGTCGCGCTCGTAGAGGAAGTCAGCCGCCTCGTCTTGGTAGGGTCTAAGAAATAGCACGGGCGATTCTTTCCCCAATCCAACGCACCACAGGTACCGCCCATGAGTTGCCCAATGCTTTATAGCGTGGGCCGTCAGGTGTTTTGTCTGCAATCTTGGTGTAATTATCGGGAAAGCCCTGGAGACGTTCACATTCCACAGGGGTGAGTCTTCTGACTGCCATTAATTGCATGACGCTTGGGCCTGTTCCCGTTCCATCCGCGCGGTTTGTCAATGGAGCCACCACATCACCAGTTATCGCGCCGTTGTACAAGTCTGTGCCAATAGCCACCGCATGACGATCAGTCGTGTTTTGCGTGAAACATACTTCTTCGTTGACGCCGTCACCTTGCGGCCCCGCATTGTCATTGCGGCCAATCATGCTGCCTTGAATAGCGTATGTCGGTTGCGTCACCAATTGCGCGTTAGCTTTGTCAGGCATACGTTGACCATCTGACCTAGTGGTGATAGTCGCCGCAAGGTCACCGCCGTCCCACCACTTTGGCGTTGATATAAGGTGCCCATTTGACACGCTTTGATGCGTTAGCTTTCCACCGCCGCATTCGGTGTCAAGACTACCCACGATGACAGGAATGTAAGTCTCATGTTCAGTAGATGAGTTACCAGGGCGGTCAAAACCTGCACCACTTGCCCGCAAAGTACACATCACGTCAGGCAATTGTTCTGACACTAAAAGATTTTCAGACCCGCCGCCAAGATCACCGCCGTTTGCTCTCAAAGTTCCTGTTTCTTGGCTGTATCCTCCAAAGCTGCTTGGAGTGTAGGAGGCAATTGTTTTCCCCTTTTCGCGGCTCGGCGCAATATCCCTTCGCAAGCCGTCGAACTCAAAAAGAACCGCTGCGGGATCAAAGTCGTCTCTAGCGCTTGCGATAACAAACACACGTCGGCGTCGTTGGGCCACTCCGAAATATTGGGCGTCGAGGACTCGCCACGCAACTGCTCTTTGGGGGCCATCAATAAAACCAGCGTTTGACCATCTGCCCCCTGGTGGGACAAGCGCGTCATCTTCACCGGCAAGCGCTCCCAAAAAGCACCCGAAGGCGTTATCTTTGGTATTGAGGACGCCTGGGACGTTTTCCCAGAAGACAATACTAGGATGGGATTGTTGAATAAGTCGTACTTGATCGATTGCATCTGCTATCTCGCAAAAAGTTAAAGAAAGATTTCCTCGCGCGTCATCCAAAGACTTGCGAAGCCCTGCTACTGAAAACGCTTGGCATGGTGTGCCACCACAAAAAACATCAGGCGCTTCTACTTCGCCCGACCGAATACGGTTTGGCAAAGTAGTCATGTCGCCTAAATTTGGCACATCAGGATAGTGATGCGCCAACAAGGCGCAAGGAAACTTTTCAATTTCCGACAACCATGCCGCCTTCCATCCAAGCGGGTGCCAAGCCACAGACGCCGCTTCTATTCCGCTACATACACTACCGAACTTCATTGATCCACTCATCTATTTGCTCCGTTGTCCATAAACACGCATACTTCTGATTCAGCAAAGCCATGTCCGACATGAACATCTTTTGCAAAACAGACAGCCTGCCACCCTTTGTCTTTAACTCTACAAACCATGTACTGCCGTCAGGCAGACACGCAATCCTGTCAGCAACGCCTTTGCGACCTGGCGACGTGAACTTGTACGTCTTGCCACCGACGCGCTCAACCGCCCAAACGAAATGATTTTCAACTATTTTTTCTTTCATGTCAAAAAGTTTAGCACAGTTTTATTTTCTGTGCTATAGTTCAGTCTCAATTAACTAAAGGAGAGTTCAGTGGATCACAGTAAGATAGTCGGCGGCTCAACCGCCAAGCGCGTTATGAATTGCCCAGGCAGTGTAGCCTTGGTGCAGAAGATGCCACCCCAGCCCAGCAACAAGTACGCCGACGAGGGTACGCTGTTGCACAACGTCATCGCTGAAGTGGTGATGTCAGACAAACACCCCGAAGCATGGCTTGGCACCACCTACAACGATCAGGTGCTCACGCTGGACTTGATCGACAATAAGCTGTTGCCTGCATTGGCGGCGCTTGACGTAATCGACCCTAACAAGGAGATGGAAATTGAAGCTGAAACTCGCGTTGGTTTTGGTGACCTGTTGCCTGGTGTTTTTGGCAGCACTGACCTCATTGGGCGCATTGGTAGCCGCGCTGTCGTACTGGATTGGAAATTCGGTGACGGCGTGGCTGTTGAGGTAGAGGAGAACCCGCAACTGATGTTCTACGCCGCTGCGGCCATGCGTACCGAAGAAGCCAAGTGGGCGTTCAAAGACGTTGAAGAAATTGAAATGGTGATTGTCCAGCCGCCAGCGGTCAAGCGTTGGGTGACCACACCTGCTCGCATCGCTCAGTTTGAAAAAGACTTGGTGAAGGCTGTCAAGCTGGCGCAGCAACCCAACGCTGAACTTAAAGTCGGTGACCATTGCCGTTGGTGCGCGGCCAAGCCGGTTTGCCCGCAGATGACCGGCGCTGTTGACCGTGCCTTGAAGACGCAGATTGAAGAGATTGACGTGCAGACGTTGGGTGCCTACTTGGCCAACGCTGATCTGCTGGAAGATTGGATCAAAGACCTTCGTGCGCTGGCGCACCAAATCCTTGACAGTGGTGCACCAGTGCCTGGGTATAAACTGGTGGCCAAGCGTGGCACACGTCAGTGGGTAGACGAGGCAAAAGCTCATGTGGAGTTAGCCAAACTGGGTGTCGAGCCCTACAAAGAACCTGAGTTGGTTTCTCCAGCGCAAGCGGAGAAGGAACTCAAAAAGCGCAAGTTGACATTGCCCGACGATCTCGTCGTGTCAGTGTCTTCAGGCACAACATTGGCAAGCGCGGATGACCCGCGCCCAGCAGTGTTGCAAATCGGGAAGCAGTTAACTGCGGCCCTTTCTAAACTTCAATAAGGAAAACAAATGTCCAATTTAGTAGCGTTCTCTCAAGCGGGCTTGCCCGCAGTTTCCACACTGTCAACCGCGCTGCGGTCGATCCAAGCAGACGTCGGCCCAGCCGGTACAGCTATCCTCAAAATGGATAAGACTGGACACTGGGTCTTCGGTGCCGATCAGACCGAAGTCGAAGACGACAGCAAGTGGGCGATCAACCCCTTCTCCTTTGTCCACGGCTTCATCGCTTGGGGTGATGGTGAGGTGTTGGCCGAGAAGATGGCCAGTGTCAGCCAGCCGTTACCTGAACTCGACGAAGCCCCGCCTGGGGCCAAGAAGGGTTGGGAGACACAGGTCGGCCTGTCACTGAAGTGCATCAGCGGTGAAGACAAGGGTATGGAAGCGCGTTACACCACCACGTCAGTGGGCGGTAAAAAAGCAGTCCAAGCCATTGCCGTCGCGTTGGCCGAGCAGGTCGAGAAAGATCAAACCAAGCCAGTGGCTATTGTGCGTCTTCGCAAAGACCATTACGCCCACAAGAGCTACGGCAAGATTTACACGCCTGTGTTCGAAGTGATTGAGTGGGTCAGCATGGACGGCGAGCCTGAGCCTGCAAAGGTTGAGGAAGCGCCCGCGCCAGCAGCAGGCCGTCGCCGGAGGTCAGCATGAAGATTGAACTTGACGTGCAAGAGATCAACGCTGTGATGGCGTTGCTGGCTTCGCTGATGGACAAAATCCGAATGCAAGCCCAAGCGCAGATGACCGCGCCACCAACGCAAGAGTAATCTTCCTGATGCCGCGTGACAGGCGGCATTGGAAAGGACACACTTATGCTTTGGATTGATTTTGAAACGAGATCGCGCTGTGACTTGACCAAGCACGGCGTTTACAATTACGCACAGGACGCCAGCACCGAAGTGCTGTGCATGTCCTACGCGTTTGGCGATGATGAGGTCACGACGTGGCTGCCATCGCAACCATTTCCCGAAGCAGTACGCAACCACACAGGCCCTATCTACGCCCACAACGCGGCGTTTGAACGCCTGATCTTTTGGTACGTGCTTCAGCAGAATTACGCCTTAGAGCAGTTTTATTGCACCGCAGCACAAGCCCGCGCCAACTGCGCGCCTGGGTCGTTGGAAGACGTTGGCCGGTTTGCTGGCGCGTCCATGAAGAAAAGCCACCGTGGTGCCCAACTGATTCGCCTGCTGTCCGTCCCACAGGCCGACGGCACATTCAGGGAAGACCCTGCGCTCATGGCTGAGATGATTGACTATTGTGAGCAAGATGTGCGGGCCATGCGGTCAATCAGCAAAGCCCTGCGCCCGCTGTCCGCAGAGGAATTGGCCGACTACCACGTCAACGAGCGGATCAACGACCGTGGCGTGTTGGTGGACGTGCCGTTGTGCAACGCTGCCATCAAGTTCGCTAGCGACGAATTGGCCGAGATTGAGCAGATCGTGGCCGAAGTGACCGAAGGCGCAATCACCAGCGTCCGGTCGCCTAAGATGCGTCAGTGGGTGATCGACCGCGTTGGGCCACAGGCTTTGAAGCTGATGAAGACTGGTGAAAAATATTCAATTGACAAAACTGTGCGAGCCAACTTGCTTGCGATGGAGAATCCAGATGAGATACCGCCCGCTGTTGCCGAGGTTATCCAATGCGCGGACGACCTATGGGCGTCTTCGGTTGCTAAGTTCAGCCGCCTTGCAAGCCTCGCAGATGTCGAGGACAACCGAGTCCGAGGCGCTTTTGTCTTTGCTGGAGGGTCTGCCACTGGACGAGCTTCAAGCTACGGAGCCCAAGTTCACAATTTTGCTCGCAAGTGCGCCAAATCGCCCGAAGACGTTAGAACTGCAATGGTCAGAGGCCATTCAATTGTTCCACAATTTGGAAAGCGCGTTACTGATGTCCTCAAAGGAATGCTCAGGC